AGATGCTCCAGGTCAATCGATTGCTGACTAAAGCCTTTGCTCATGGCAAGCTCATAGAGATCCTTGGTGACTGACGTGTCTTGGACGCAGTAGTCTAGCATCTCCTGGCTGAAGTTCTCCCAGCCGCCGTCGTAGTCACCTTTGAGGTTCTTAAGACGTAGGCCCCAGGCTTTTAGGCTATGGGAGCCTATTAGTCTGCGAGGGAAGCTCTCAGGGTCTCTGTTCGCTTTGATGCCATCTTTGTCCGACAGCTGCGTAAATATCAACTGTGAGAGTACGAGTGTATCCGTGACTTGACCTAATATCTCGAAGCCAGTGTACACCTTCTGGAGCGCTGGGATGTCATAGCAAATAATGTTGTGACCGATAACTTCTTCGGCATTCATTAATACAAACATTGCTGCTTTGATTTCTTCTTTGTCGGGGCCGTACTTTTGTACTTCGTCGGTCTCGACATTGCGTAATACGATACAATGTATTTTGCTAATCGTATCTAATAATCCGTCGCTCTCCAGGTCCCAAATCCAGCGGTTACTCACCGACTATTGGTCTTGGTTGTGGTTTAGGGAAATGACTGTAGTCTGATGTCTCTTTGCAAGTTGCAAAAACAACGCCGTACTTTTCTTGCATTGTGGTGTGCAATCCAGCGTTAATAATCTCTCTGCAATCCTCGAGTGACTCAACAATCATATGCTGTGTGTAGATGTTGTCCTGTATCCCATACATTAGGGTTAGGACTGTCCAAAAGGTAATCATTGGCTCTTCTCTCCTTCGTAAGCTAAAAGTAATCTCAGTCTCAGGGCCAGCTGCTCGAGCTCGTCTGGCATCTCTTTTGTGATGACGCCCGAGAACAATGGTTTTCGGTCCTTGGAATGCACTGCGCTACCTGGGACCAGGGAAAAGGTTTTATCTTTAGTGTTAATCTGAAACGTAATGTGAGCGACCTCACATGCCTTCACTGTGTCCATCAATATGCCTCCTCGTCGACGTCGGTAAACTCAGACAACTCATGCAAACGTCCAGCCTTTCTGTCGTACTTGAGTACGCCAGATGGGCCGACCTCGCCCGTGTGTCTGTTCTTCAGTATTGAGACGAACCTTCTGCCTGACGTTGGCTCCTCAGGATCGACCTGGATGCCTATACAAGTGTCTGCCAGCTGCGCTATGGCATGAGATCCACGTAGTTGACTTAGGGACACTTTTGCGCCGCCTTCATGGCCCACCTCGCCCTGTGGTCTTCTGAGGTGACTGACGACCAGGAGACAGATGTCTAGCTCTTGAACTAAAACTCTAAGCTTCGTCATTATGTCGTCTATCAGTCGTCTTTCGTCTGACACCTGGCTAGTTAAACCGCTGACCAGGAGAGATATGTGATCTAACACGACGACCTTACAGCCCAGGCCCTTCACCATATATCTGATGCGGTTGGTGATAGTGAGCATGTCTGTCGATCCAAAGTGATCAAACAGGTAAAACTGTTGGTCTTTGGTTAGCTCATCAAAACCATCGAGCACTTCTTCTCGGGTAGTTTGCTCTGGGTCGACTGTTATATTCTTGTTAAGGTGGATGCCTACCAGGCCCTCGACGGTACGCTTAATAGTCTCCTCGAGCATTAACATGCCAACTGGGAAGCCATCCATGTGAACCCTGTATGCAATCTCTCTGACGAAGGTCGACTTGCCAACGCCAGATCCAGCGGCAATGGTGACCAGGCTACCAGCGCGTAAGCCCTTCGTTATATCGTTGAGCAAAACATACGGGTAACTAATCGCAGAGACAGCATCCGCGACACCTATGACCGATCTGACGTCAGCCGCTGCCACGATCCCATCAGGTCGATAAGACTTGGCCTGGAAGATCGCTTGTATAACGGCATTTGTGTCACCAGCAAGCAAAGCGTCGTTTGGATCTTTGTATGGAGCCATCGATGCAAGCTTCACTTTGCCTACTGGAAGTACTTCTGCACACTCTAATTGAGCCTGACGTCCTGCCTCGTCGTCGTCAAACAGAAGAACTATCTCGTCGAAACCTTCTAAGTATTCATAATTATTAATTAGTGCTTTCTTGGCGCTCTGTGCTCCATTTGGAACGGAAACTGTGGGCCATCGATGTCCCTGGACATATGACACACTCATGGCGTCGATTTCGCCTTCGCACACAACCAGCTTCTTACCGTTGGACCACAGGTGTGATCCAAACAGCGTCATAGCTTTTGCGTCGCCATATATGCTGAACTTCTTGTCCCTGGTTCTAATCTTTTGGGCAACTGCTTGCCCTTTGTTGTTTCTGTAGGTTGCCAGGTGGACTGTCTCACCGTTGTACTGTCCAATCTGGTAGCCAAACTTGCGACACGTCTGTTCGTTAAGCTTACGCTTTGCCAGGTGTTTGTATTCGCCTGGTATTAGCTGAACGCTTTTGATGGTGGACACTAGCTTAGGCGCATCAACGCCATCGCCATGCTGGTAAGCAGCGCAGCCAAAACAGTATGTATGACCATCTGTGTATTCGGCGGCGTTATCTCGGCTCCCACATTCTTCGCACTCTATGTGACGGACGAACTCGCTCTCATTTACGACATCACTATCCATGAGGATAATCCAGTAAGCCAGTTTTGATAAACTCTCGCTCGTCTGGAGTAAGGTTTGGCATAGCGTTCTGTATCAACTCGCCGTCGCGCCAGCTTCGCAGCTGCTCTTCAGTTACTGGCAATTCCATTGCATTAAGCTTACCAGTAAATGGATGTATCCTTTCGATTAGCATCCTGTCGTCTCCCTCTTGTAATTCCACAGTAAAAAGGGCGACACTTAAGCCGCCCTTTTGCTCTCCTTCCTGGCTTCTTCAAGCCAATCGTCAGGGATCACTTTATGTGCATACTGGAACCCGTGTTTTTCGCAGTAAGCCGCATATGTAGTTGGTGAACCCTTGTACAACTTTGCGTTCTGGTTAGAGAATACAAAGCGTATATCGATGTCAGGGTATTGTTCTTTGATCAGTAGATGCTTTTGACGATCTTGAACTGACCAAATGCCCTTAGTTTCGACATAAAAAAAGCCGCCCTCTTTTGGCAGCTTGAAGTCTGGGGTATACTTGGCATCCCTCGCTGGGACGACATAATTGATCTTGTCGGTTTCAAAGAGAACGAAACATCCAGCTTTCGCTATGCATGTTGCTGTCGCGTCCTCGAGACCTGATCTATACCCCTTGCTTATGGCACGTCGTCTAGCAGCGCTAGTAGTCGTGCGCTTCTTCCTGTGTGACTTTCTCAAAGCCATGATCAAGGTCTCCGTTCTGAACGGTGTACCCCTCCACTGCGTCGAACTCAGCGTCTCCACCCGAGCCACTGACTGGGTTGATTATCTGAATTGCGCCCAGGCGCATTGAGACGCCTTTGCCGTTTTTGTTATAAGGATCTAATATTCCAGATGCCTTCAAAGTACTTCCCCCAAACATGCTGGGTACTTTGTCCTCAGGTATTGGATTACCAGACGCATCAACATACTTGGGCTGATACTTAGATTGTAATTTAAAGATAATCTCGCCTGTTTCCTCGTCTGTCGAGAAAGGCATATGGCACTCACCTTTAGCGCCAAAAGCTTCAACTTTTACTTCTTTGATCTTATCAATCAAATCTTGTGCAGTTTTAGCATCCATCTTCAATTGAACTTTGTATTTACCCTCCGCATCAAACGCCGTGTCAGGACGTCCAGGTTGGAGCCAGGGATAAATGGCAGAACCGCTGGGGGTTCTAAATTTAACTTTAGTCATTAGCAGTTTTCTCCTTGTTGTTCATAGTCTGCTTGTAGTCGTCTAGGTTGGTGACATCTCCAGGCACTTCGACTTTCCAGCGTTTTGCTTGGTCGCGTAGGTCCTGGGGAATTGGTTGCTGATGTTGCTCACATAGCTTCATCATCCCCAAGATCTTCTCTCGAGGGTGCATTAGTTTATTCCTTTCTTATTTCTTAAGGGGTCCCTATTTATGAGAAGCAGTATTCGCTCTCTAAGACGCCCTCGATGTCG